GGGATATTAAAGAAGGTGCCGCCTTCACTGAGTTTGACAGGCGTGTTCATGTTGTTGAGCCTTATAATATTCCTAATAATTGGGTTAAGTTTAGGGCTTGCGATTACGGCTACGGTAGCTACAGTGGTGTTGTTTGGTTTGCCGTTGCGCCTAATGAGCAACTTATCGTATATCGAGAACTCTATGTTTCTAAAGTCCTTGCCACAGATTTGGCAGATATGATTCTGGACTTAGAGGCAGAAGACGGTAATATAAAGTACGGTGTTCTGGATAGTTCTCTTTGGCACAAACGTGGTGACACAGGACCATCACTAGCAGAGCAGATGATTAGTAAGGGTTGTCGTTGGCGACCATCCGATAGAAGTAGGGGAAGCCGTGTAGCGGGTAAGAACGAGATACACAGGCGTTTGCAGATAGACGAATTTACTGAGGAGCCTAGACTTGTTTTCTTTAATACTTGCACAAACCTCACGGCCCAACTTCCCTCAATACCGTTGGACAAGAAAAACCCCGAAGACATTGATACAAAGAGTGAAGACCACTTGTATGACGCTCTTAGATATGGTATAATGTCCAGACCAAGATTTAGTATATTTGACTATGACCCTATGGGTAGACCCGGTGGCGGTATGCGAGTAGCAGACGCAACCTTTGGATACTAAGGAAAAATAATATGAACGAAGATGATATCATGATTGAAGACGATGCTATTGCACTAGAAGATAGCGATGACACATCAATCTCTGACGCAGATGTAAGCAATATTATTCCTTTTATTATGGAACGCTATAAGCGGTCCGAAGATTATAGGTATCAGGACGAAGAACGCTGGCTAAAAGCCTACCGCAATTATCGTGGTTTGTACGGACCTGATGTTCAATTTACCGAATCAGAAAAATCTCGTGTCTTTATTAAAGTCACAAAAACTAAAACGCTGGCTGCTTACGGACAAATTGTTGATGTCTTGTTTGCAAACCAGCGTTTTCCTTTATCTGTCGAGCCTACTGAATTACCCGAAGGCGTAGTTGCTGACGTACATTTTGATCCACAAGAACCAGAGCAGCTTCGTCAAGACCAGAATACAAGCCCTTATGGTTTTGCAGGTGATGGTAACGATTTACCACCGGGTGCTACTGCACAAACACTTCAAGAAAAACTTGGTGTTATGCAGCATAAACTTGAGCCTATTTCAGATAAGCTGAAAGAAGGTCCGGGTAAAACACCTACAGCTATTGCATTTAGTCCAGCTATGATTGCTGCAAAGAAGATGCAAAAGAAAATTCATGACCAGCTAGAAGAGTCTGGCGCAACTAAACATCTGCGTAATGCTGCATTTGAAATGGCACTCTTTGGTACTGGTGTAATGAAGGGTCCGTTTGCTGTTGACAAAGAGTATCCTAACTGGGATGAAGACGGTAACTACGATCCATTGTTTAAAACGATCCCACAAGTAAATCACGTATCTGTTTGGAATTTCTATCCAGACCCAGATGCTAACAATATGGATGAAGCACAGTTTGTGGTTGAGCGTCACAAGATGTCACGTACGCAATTACGTAATTTGAAAAAGCGTCCTTACTTCCGTGGTGAAGTCATTAACGAAGTTATTTCTATGGGTGAAAACTATACCAAGAAATACTGGGAAGATGACTTGTCCGACTATGCACCAGAGCATGGCATTGACCGCTTTGAGGTACTTGAGTATTGGGGCATGGTTGATGTTGAGTTGCTTGAAGAGCAGAATATTGACATTCCAAAAGAACTGCGTGACTTTGACGAACTACAAGCTAACGTATGGATTTGTAACGGACGTTTGTTGCGCATGGTGCTTAATCCATTTAAGCCCTCTAAAATCCCATACTCTGCTTCTCCATATGAGTTAAACCCATACTCATTCTTTGGCGTAGGTATCGCTGAAAACATGGACGATACACAGACACTGATGAATGGCTTTATGCGTATGGCTGTTGATAATGCTGTACTGTCAGGCAACTTGATTGTTGAAGTAGATGAAACAAACCTAGTGCCGGGCCAAGACTTGTCACTGTATCCGGGCAAGGTATTCCGAAGACAAGGTGGCGCACCGGGTCAGGCTATCTTTGGTACTAAGTTCCCTAACGTGTCACAAGAAAATATGATGTTGTTTGACAAGGCACGTGTGTTGGCAGATGAAAGCACAGGCTTCCCATCATTTGCACATGGACAGACAGGTGTATCTGGTGTAGGCCGTACTGCTTCAGGCATCTCAATGCTTATGGGTGCCGCACAGGGTAGCACTAAAACAATTATTAAGAATGTAGACGACTACCTATTACGTCCACTTGGTGAAGGCTTCTTCCGCTTTAATATGCAGTTTGACTTTGATCCTGAGATTAAAGGCGACTTGGAAGTTAAGGCACGTGGTACAGAAAGTCTTATGGCTAACGAAGTACGTAGCCAGCGTTTGATGCAGTTCTTGCAGATTGCAAGTAATCCTGCACTTGCACCCTTTGCTAAGTTCCAGTATGTAATCCGTGAGATTGCAAAGTCTATGGAACTAGACCCCGACAAAGTAACCAACAATATGGATGAAGCCGCACTGCAGGCAGAGATTATGAAGGGCTTCCAGCAGCCAATGCAACCAGAGCAGGGTGGTATGACACCACCGCCGGGTGCTAATGCTATGGACCCAACAGGTGCAGGTGGTGGCAATATTGGTACTGGACAGGTTCCTGTACCGGGTGAACAAGGATTTAGTGCGAATGGACAAGGAAATACTCAGCAAGCTGAAGCCGCTGGTGGGCAACAACCGCCAATGGGTCCACTTCAGTAATTACTTAGATGTGTTAATTGAGCAACATCATAAAACATTGGAACAGTCTGAAAACAAAATAACTCTACATAAGGCACAAGGTGCAATAGAAACATTGCGTAAGATTAAACGATTACGTGAGGACGTAAACAAAGCAGATGGCTATTAACGAACAAATGCAAGAAATGCTTCAGCAAGACATTAAAGACGCTGAAACTAGACCTAAAGAAGAAATCCTGAAAGAACAAATAGAAGGATTAAAAACTGCAGGCCGTACTGTTAGAGATATTGCTGTTGAATCTATTCCGGGTGTAAGTGAATCACTAGCCGAAAAACGCATAGATGAAGCTATGCAGAGTGGTGACACAACAGGTGCTATGATTGAGGGTGCTGCAGGTTTGATGGGTGTGGTGCCTATGGTTGGTGATGCTGCAGCTAAAGGCTTACGTTCCGTCACAAAAGCATTTCGTAAGAAAGATATTGGTGAAGCAGAAAAATTAGTAGATAACGCAGAAAAATTACAAGAGTGGCGTGATGCTAATCGTCTTCCAGAATCACAAAGACAAAAAAACATACCTGAAGCACAACAAGCTGCGGAAGATTTATTTCAAGGCAATATACCATCAAAGGAATCACGTAAGCGTATTAAGGAAGCATTTCCAGAACCGCAACTATACACTACCGAAACAATGCCAGAAATGCCTACAATAACAGATGTCGTAGGTTCTATGGGTAAAAAAGCTGAAAAAGGTATTTTAGGCGTAAAAGGATTTGACTTGGAGCCGGGTCAGCGTGTAGGTGCGAGATTAGATATCCCAGCGTATAATGAGTATGATAAATGGGTTGTATCTATACACGATGGCAAGATTAGAAATGGTTCTGTTGTTGGCTATGGACAGGCTATAAGATTAAAGAATATTGAATTTGGTTCAGACCCTGAAGTTGCATTAGATATTGCAAAAGGCAAACGGGTAGCCAAAAAATCAGGTGAAGAAAAACCTATGGGCAAAGCTACAATTGCTCGTGTGTTTGGTGACTATGTACCAGAAGACCCATACGAGTTACAAGAGTTTGCTAAAAAAGTTTTAGCTGACAAAGATTCTGGCTGGACACAAGTTGGTATGAACCCATACAGGGGTAGTTACTTTTACAACAAAGAAACTGGTAATGTTGTTACTCGTGCAGATGAAGTAATTCAAGTTGGCCCACTTGTGCTTGCAAAAAACGTAACAGAACCAAATTTATCAGAACTAAAGGAACTGTTTAGTCAAAAAACAGCCAGAACAAAAGATGGTAAAATACGAGTTTTTAACGAAGGTGGAGTTGTACCTATGAAACGTATGTCAAAACAAATGGAACTCTTTGAGCCTGTAGAACGTGGCTTTGAAGAAGGTGGCCTTATGGACGAAGGCGGCATGGTTGATGAGGTGTCTGGCAATGATGTACCGCCGGGATCACTGCGTACTGAAGTACGTGATGACATTCCTGCTCAACTCAGCGAAGGTGAATTTGTTTTTCCTGCAGACGTAGTGCGTTACATTGGTCTTGAAAATTTGATGCGTATGCGTCAGGAAGCAAAGCAAGGCTTGGCACAGATGGAAGCTATGGGTCAGATGGGCAATAGCGAAGAAGCTGTTGTAGAAGACGACCTACCGTTTGACATGTATGACCTTGACGTAGAGGAAGAAGACGAGTATAATAATATGGCTGTCGGTGGTATGCCTATGCCACAACAATCTCAACCAATGAAAGACCCTAGAATACAATCTGGTTATGTTACGTATCAAGGTCAACGTGCGCACATAGGTGATTTATCCACTATACCAGAAAGTATGAAAGATGAAGTGGAGATTGAGTATACATGAAAAAAGGTAATAATATAAACTCACAAACTACACAAGCTTTTCAATTAGGCGGAACTGTACAACTTCCCGGTTTTACAGGTGTGCAAACTACCCAACCAACTGCTCCAACTACAGGTTATAGACCTTATGTACAGCCCGTACAAGCTGCTTCTAGTCAATTTGGTCCTCAATTTACAGGTGTGCAGTATACAGGAGCAACAGGAACAACTAATTTTCCTACCTTTGCAGATACTGTAGGCAGAAATCCCGGTCAGTATGATGAACTTAGAACATATGTAAATGATGCGGGGCAAACACTACGGATACCTTTTAAAAATGGTCAGCCTATTTATCCAATCCCATATGGCTATAAATACCAAGCAGAAGAAGCTGTAAAACCAACAGATACATCCACGGTGCCTACAACCGTAGTTGGGCAAGATGATCGTGGTGGCGATGGTGATGGTGGTAGGATAGATGTATCCGGTGCTGTTCAAGGACCAGCAGGCGGTCCAACTGGAGTTGCAGGTTTAACATCTGCTTTTAGTGGTTTAGGTTCTTATCTCAGTGGCGAACCTGCACAGGCGCAGCCTTACGGCGGCACTACTCTGGATAGTTTAAATGCTATGGGTATGGTTTCTCGTGATTCAAAAGGAAATGTTATAGGGCCAGCTGTCACAGATTTTTCAAATAATCTTTCAGGAGTAACGGATGCATTTGGTGTTTACGGAAGTGAACCTATAAATGTATCTGCTGCTTTAAGTGTTATGACAGGAAATATTCCGGGTGCTTTGGCAGCAGTAAGAAGCAGAGATAGTGGTGTAGGAATGTTTGGGCAGGCTGCTCCGACAGGCCACGGAGCCTACTCTACGGATGTTCTAGAAGCATATGCAAGAGGAACATTAAGTAAAGCACAACAAAATGAACTTGGTATTGCGTTAAACCAAAATCAAGCATTTGCACGTGCGCAAGTTCAAAGAGCAATTGGTACTCCAATAACAGGTTTAATAGGATATAAACCCGGTTCTATTAGCCCAATTACAGGAACGCCTGTAAATAGTAAAGGTAGAGTTGTAAACTTTCAGGGAAGCACTACTGGTGTAGACCCCGGATTTGCTAGTATGGGCGATTGGATGGATGCGTTAGAAGTAGCAAAAGAAACAGGTTACTGGGGTGGTCCTAAGTCTGCTAAAGAAGTTGGTGTAATGACTAATTCGGCACGGGCTAAATATAATGGATGGGCAGCAGCGTCTGGTCACTCCGTTGGTGGAGAAGGTCCAGCCACAGGTCCGGGTGCAGAAGCAGCAGCTAAAGGTTCATCACCGGGTGTTTCTAGTCCTTCTGGACAAGGTCGTAGTGATTATTCCGGTGGCTATCCGGGTGGTACGCCTGCCGGAACGCCTTCTAGTAGTAATGACTCACCGGGAGCAGCAAAGGGTGGATACGGAAACACAGGTGGTTATGGCGAAGACCCCGGATTTGATGGCGGCGGCGGTGGTGGTTCGCAAGGCGGCGGTCCGGGCAATGCGGGTAGCGGCTCATCTTGTTTTGCTGCGGGTACTAAGTTCTTTATGAAAGACGGTTCACTTAAAAACATTGAAGATATTAAAATTGGGGATGTTTTACAGCGAGGCGGCAAAGTTAGGACAACTATCGTTGGCGATGGTTTGTATGAAAACTGGTATCTGTATGGAAATACAAAAGTAACAGGCACACATACAGTATTTGAAAACGGCACGTGGAAACGTGTAGAAAATTCAGATAAAGCAATACCTACTGATAAAGATGAATTTATTTACACACTTGTAAATGAAAAACATCGTTTGATTGCTGAAGATGGTGTTATGTATGGAGATTATGATGAGGTGGATAACCTTGACATAGAAGACGGACTTCTTGAAATGATGAACCTTCAAGATGCCGTAGAAGAAGCAGCATAAGGTAGCTGCATATTAGTTGGCTACTCACTCCCCACACCCGACAGTGTGGCTACAGTGGCCCCGACAAAAGGAAATACAATGAACGATACAATTATGGCTGAAGAAATGCAGTCACCAAAGAAAGTTGCGTTTGCAAATCGTAAATACACTAACGAAGATAAACGCAAGATGGAAGAAGAAGAACTAGAACAGCTAATGAAAGAACAAAAGGGTGAAGTAGAAGAAACTGCAGAAGAACCACAAGAAGCTGAACCTACAAACGCAGAAGAAAAAACATTTAAGAAGCGTTACTCTGATCTGCGTAGGCATCAACAGCAGCAAGCTGATGAGTTTAAAAAAGAGATTGAAGCATTAAAATCTCAACTAAGTCAGGCAGCACAGAAAGAAATGAAGCTACCCAAGTCTGATGAGGACATTGAACAATGGGCAGCAGACTATCCAGATGTAGCAGCTATCGTTGAAACAATTGCAATGAAAAAGGCACGTGAACAAGCTACTGCGCTTGAAGAACGCTTTAAAGCAGTTGATGAGATGCAGTACAGTGCCAAGAAAGAAAAAGCTGAAGCTGAACTAATGCGACTGCATCCTGACTTTGATGAGATTCGTGACAGTGATGACTTCCACAATTGGGCAGAGGATCAACCTAAGTGGGTACAAGATGCGTTGTATGATAATGATAATGACGCACGGTCTGCAGCACGAGCAATTGATTTGTACAAGGCTGACATGGGTATTGCTAAAAGCAAACCTGCTAAAGATAAAGATGCAGCTAAGTCGGTATCTACAAAGAACTCAAGAAGTAGACCACAAGATGATGAGTCTTCTACTTACTTGAAGGAATCACAAGTACAAAAGATGTCACCTCAACAGTATGAGAAGATGTCTGACGAGATCATGGAAGCTATCCGTAGTGGTAAGTTTATCTATGATGTATCTGGCTCCGCTAGATAATATATAAAAAAGTGTTGACAAATAGTTATTTTTACGTATAACTATAGTCAGATTAGTGTAACTGTATTGCGCAATATGGTTACACGACAATTCGCAAACAGCAAAGTCTTACGGATTACCTGAAGAACATGGCCCGTTGAATAGTAGGGCGGCCACCTTACTAAGATACGCACCCAAGTGAATCAGCCTCTGATTAGTCTTGTGAGTTTGTATCTGTGAAATGCTATAAAATTAGGAGAAAATATCATGGCTTTTACTACCGCAGCCGGGTATGGTAACCTTCCTAACGGCAATTTTAGTCCAGTAATTTACAGCAAACAGGTGCAGCTTGCGTTCCGCAAGTCAGCTGTTGCTGAAGCTATCTCAAATTCCGACTACTTCGGTGAGATTGCTAACATGGGCGATTCCGTGAAGATTATCAAGGAACCCGAAATCACAGTCAAGGCTTACGCCCGTGGTACAACCATCACGCCGCAAGACATTGACGATGAAGACTTCAACCTGACCATCGACAAAGCTAACTACTTTGCGTTCAAGGTTGATGACATTGAAGAGGCACACTCACACGTTAACTTCCAGTCACTGGCAAGTGATCGTGCTGCGTATCGCCTTGCTGACCAGTTTGACCAAGACGTTCTTGGCTACTTGTCAGGTTACAAGCAGTCTGCTCTACATGCAAATGCTGACACAGTAAATACAACCGTTAACGGTTCTGTTGCTGTAGCAACTGCAGGTACAGACGAACTGCTTGCCAGCATGAAGCTGGACGCAACTGACTTTGCTGGCACAGGTGTTGCTGGTCAGTCAATCTCAATCCTGCCACGTACAGGTGCAGGTGCCGTTCCAACTGGTAACGGTGAAGCAAACCCACTTCAGGTCATTGCTCGTATGTCACGTCTGCTAGACCAGCAGAATGTTGACACACAAGGCCGTTGGATGGTTGTTGATCCTGTATTCATGGAAGTTCTGAAAGACGAAGATTCACGTCTGCTCCAAGCAGATTGGGGTGGGTCAGGTCTGCAGAACGGTTTGGCTCTTCCAAACCTGCATGGCTTCCGTGTTTACGTTTCAAACAACTTGCCATCAATCGGCACTGGTTCGGCTACAACTGGTGGCATGAACGCCTCTAACTTTGGCGTGATTGTTGCTGGTCATGATTCATCTGTTGCAACAGCAGAGCAAATCAACAAGACCGAAACCTACCGTGACCCTGACAGCTTTGCTGACATTGTTCGTGGTATGCATTTGTATGGTCGCAAGATTCTTCGTCCTGAAGGTCTTGTTAACGCCATCTACAACTTGGCTTAAGGGGGGATTTAGATATGCCTAACATTACCGCACTTCTTCATCCCGCTTCAGGGAACTCACAGCGTGGACGTAACCCGTACTACGTTGATGTGACCATTGACCTGACCACAAATAGCATTGCTCCCGGCGATACTATTCAGGCAATTACCGTACCTGCTAACACTCTGATTATGGGTGCTGGCTTCCAAGTTGTTGAGTCTGCTACCATGAATACTGGTACAGATGCTACTGCTGCTCTTGGCTTCACTGGTGGTGACGTTGATGAGTTTGCCGCAGCACTCGACATTGACGGTGCATCAGACGGAGATTACGCTCCACAGGTTGCAATTGATGGACTAGCACCATCTACAACTGCTGACACAATTGATTTTGTATTGGCTGGTAGTGGTGCATCATTTACGGCTGGTAAGCTACGTGCTTATGCCATTATGATGGACATCAGCGATCAAGGTGATACGACTGCTAACGAAGTAGATCGTGACACCCTTGCCTAAATAATGTGTTGGGGGCAGGGCAACTTGCCCCCTCACTTCTATGAGATTTAATAAAGGACGCACAAATCATGGCAATCACAACTGCAATGTGTAACAGCTTTAAGACAGAACTTCTTGGCGGTGTCCATGATTTGGATACTGATTCTTTGAAAATTGCTCTAATTAAAGCTACACCGTCTGGCACATATAATGCCAGCACAACTAATTATTCAGATGTAACTGGTAACTCTGATGAAGCATCTGGCACAAACTATACTACTGGCGGTCAGGTACTTGATGGCGCAGCTATTTCGCTTGACAGTTCTACCGCTATTGTTGACTTTACAGACGAAGTATTTGCTGATGTTACAGTATCTGCTGACGGATGTATCATCTATAACACAGCGGCTAGTAATGCCGCTATTGCTGTTATTGACTTCGGTGGCACAGTCAGTGCTACTGCTGGTGACTTGACTATTGAATTTCCTGCTGCTGATGCGAGTAATGCCGTTATTCGGATAGCCTAGCATGTCTTTCTACGACTCCGCAGATGCTATCTATGGAGTTGCCCAATACGGAGCAGCTTCTTACGGAGTTGTAGCACCTAATGTTGCTTTAACAGGTGTAAGTGCTACAGGGTCTATTCAACCAGTAGCTACGACAGGATTTGAAATTGACCTGTCAGAGAAACTAAATAGTGTATCCGCAGTATCTACTGTAAATTCTGTAACAGTTAATATAACCGAAACACTAGCTTCTGTATCTGCTATAGGTTCTGTTGGAACTGTAAGTATAAGCAATACGGTAACGCTATCTGGCGTTGAAGCAACAGGCACAGTTAATAGTGTAGAAGAAAAGCCTACAGAACTACTTAATAGCGTTTCAGCTACAGGTTCAATAGGAACATTATCTGTAAACTTAGCTGTTCCGGTTACGGGTGTTCAAGCAACTGGTTCTGTCAATACAGTAGAAGAAAAGCCTACAGAGGTTTTGAACAGCGTTAGTGCCACGGGTTCAATTGGTACAGTTCAACCTAACATAGATGAAAAGCCTAGCGGCGTATCTGCAACAGGCTCTATCGGTACACCACAGCCTATAGTTAGTTTTTCAATTAGCCTCACAGGTGTATCTGCTATTGCTTCATTGGGAAGCGTTGAAGCACAGACAACGGAACCTGTATCTAGTGTAAGTTCTGCTGGCTCTGTTGGAACATTAACCTTACATACAACTGCGGGTATTACTGGCGTACAAGGCACAACAACACTAGGAACAATTACAAGAACTGCTGTAATATTCAATTTCCAAGCTGTAGCTAATCAATACAGTCGTGCTAGAACAATTAAGATACCACGAGCAGCATAATGAGTACAGCAGCAGAAAGAACAATAGACATACCGTTTGAAAGTAGGAAAGTGTATATTCCTCGTGGTACAACTTCAGATGACAGGACGGTACTGATAAAGTTTGAAAGCAGAACTGTTTATATAGAAAGACAATCTACATCTGCTGAACGTACTGTGACGGTAACGGAGTTATATTAAATGTCATATCGCTGGCCTATTAAAGACAAAGACGAAACACTTGACTACAGTGTTGACTGGTCACGCTTTCTTGATACAGCAACAATTAGTTCTGTACAGTGGCATGTGCAAACAGACAATATAGGTAAAACACTCCTTGCATCTGGGCAAGACTTAACTACTGCTTCAGGTGGCGCAGTTACCGACAGTATTCAGAATGTTTCTCAATCAAACACATCAACAGTAGCTACAATTAATCTTGGCAGCGGTGTTAATAATCGGGAATATACATTTACGTGTCGTATGACAGATAGCACAGGCAGTACTGCAGAGCGTACTATTAAACTACGTATTAGGGAGAAGTAGACCATATGGCTTATGAATTTCTTGGTCTAGTAAATGACATTAATAGACGTTTAAATGAAGTTGAACTAACTTCTGCAAACTTTGCTACTGCTGCAGGATTTTATGGGCAAGCAAAAGATGCAGTCAATGCTTCAATTCGTTACATCAATCAGTCACAGTATGAGTGGCCCTATAATCATGTAGAACAAGAGGATATCCTATCTGTTGGTGTATCACGTTATCCTTTTCCTGTAGACTGCAAAGTAATTGATTTTGACACTTTTAGAATTAAAGAAGATACTACATTAGGTAACAACACAGTTAAATTACCTATTTTATCTTACGAAGAATATCTTGACAAGTTTGTAGATCAAGAGTATAATAGTGCTTCAACAACTGTAGGACAGGGTGTTCCTCAGTTTGTATCACAAGCACCATCACTTGAGTATATTGTAACTCCTACGCCTGACAAGGCATACAAACTTATTTACGAATATTATCGTATTCCTGTAGACTTAGAATTATTTGATGATGTACCGGGTATTCCAGAACGCTTTAGACATATCATTGTAGACGGTGCAATGCACTACGCTTATCTTTTCCGTGGTAATACACAAGATGCTTTGGTAGCTAAAGAAAAGTTTGAAGAAGGCATTACACATATGAAGTCTATGCTAATTAATCGCTATACTTATGTGCGTTCTTACCTCATTCAGCAGAACACTGGTGGCGGTGGTAGAACAGGATACTCAAGGCTTCCTCTGTAATGGACAAATGGCAAACTTATCCCGTAGAATTTCGTGGTGGCCTAGTAACAAATTTAAGTCCTTTACAACAGGGCATAAATGCACCCGGTTCTGCTCGTATTCTTCGTAACTTTGAACCATCTGTTGAGGGTGGTTACAGGCGCATTGAAGGATACGATAAGTATGACAGCTATATTATTCCACCCTATGGTGATCCTGTTGTACATGGTGATGGTCAGAGTGGCACAGGTTTAATACTTGGTGCAATACACACTACACCAGAAGCAGGAGATGGATTATCCTTAGATGGTGGTGCAGTAGAAGGTGCAGCACAGACAGGTACAAGCCTAGACGTAGATGGTTTAGATGTAGCACCATCAGCAAGCGACACGTTTACTATTGCAGGTGACACAACAGTATACACAGTCAGCGCAGCAACGGCTCTTGTAGGTACATCATCTACACTGACTATAACACCAGCAATAACAGTAGCACCTGCAGATGATGCGGTTCTGTCATTTAGATATACGATTGCATCAGGTGGTGTATCTTTTGATGCTACAAATAACAGAGTAACACTTACGCTAGACCAGACAATGGTGGTTAATCCATCAAATGCAGACGTAGTTACTTTTGTAAGCACAGTAACAGACTATCGTGCCATTGGTGTAGCAAGCTGGGAAGACCAAGCAATTGTAGCAAAGAACGCAGATGTATTTAAAACATCAGGTAGCGGTTTTACAAAGATAAATGTCTATGACTATGGCGCACCACTTGTAGACGGTGCAGCACAAACAGGAAGCAGCCTAGTTGTAGATGGCATTACAGGCATACCACAAGCTGGTGACGTGCTTAAGATTGCAGGCATTGACCTTGTATATACACTAACAGCAGATGCAGTAGTGACAAGTGGAGCAGCTACATTAGCAATTGATCCCTCACTTGCAAGTAGCCCAGCAGATGATGCTGTAATTACATTTATCTCTATCAATAGAGAAGGCGCATCTAAAGTACGGTTCGCTAAATATAACTTTAATGGCACTGAAAAGATAGCAATAGTGGATGGTGCTAATGTACCAGCATTGTATGACAATAATGATTTTATCGCACTTAATAGCGCACCAACAGATGTAGTAAGTGCTACACATGTAGCAGAACATAAGAAATCATTATTCTTTGGTAAAGGTACTACACTTTCATTTACAGCACCATATGCTGATGACAGCTTTGATGTAGCGGCAGGTGCAGGTTCTATTAATGTAGGCGGTACAATAACAGGACTGGTTGTTTTTCGTAATCAGCTTATGATCTTTACAGAGAAAAACATTCAGCAGTTACTTGGTAATACCATTGCAGACTTTAATCTGCAGCCAATCACAAGAGATATAGGTTGCCTTGAAGGCGACACAATCCAAGAGATTGGCGGGGATGTAATGTTCCTTGCACCAGATGGGTTAAGACTATTAAGTGCAACAGAACGAATTGGTGACTTTGGGCTTGCTGCAGTATCTAAAGTTATTCAGCCAAACATGACTGGGTTTATTGCGGCAAACACAAACTTTACTAGCTGTGTAATTCGTGAGAAGTCACAATACAGAATACTAGGCTTTAACACTAATACTACACAAGAAAATGCTCAAGGCATTATTGCTACACAGTTTGCCGAACAAGGCGGTGCTAATACAGGGTTTGCAGAAACACGTGGCATACGTGCTTATGTAGCAGACAGTAATTATAATGAAGCTGTAGAAGTTGTACTGTTTGCAAATGACGATGGCTACTTGTATCAGATGGAGTCGGGCAATAGTTTTGATGGACTCAATATTCAAACTACATTTGCTACACCGCATCTGCCAATTCAAGACCCACGAGTACGTAAGACATTTTACAAATTATTTCTTTACACAGACCCACAAGGTAGTGTAAACTTTGATGTAAGTCTTAAACTAGATTTTGATACACAAGGAACTATTCAACCTGCTCCAATTAGCTTTGCCAATACATCCGGTGTTGTGGGTTTTTACGGAGTAGGCACATTCGGAACAACAAGCTATGGAACAAAACTACTGAAACTATTTGAAACACAGATTATAGGTTCAGGATTTGCCGTTTCATTCCAATTTGAATCAGACGGAACAGACCCACCATTTTCACTTGATGCAGTTACAGTTGAATATGGTATTCATGACAGAAGGTAGAGGACACTATGGGTACAGGCTACACACGTAACGATGTCAGTAATAACATTGCTGATGGCAATATTATCAATGCGTCAGACCTTGATGGTGAATTTGATGCGGTAGAATCCGCATTTAACTCATCCACAGGTCACACGCACGATGGCACAGCCGCAGAAGGTGGAGCAATCACAGTTGTTGGTCCAGTACAAGACCTTGTTGTAAGTGCCACAGAAGTTAAACCAAAGACTACAAATACACTTGACTTGGGTACATCGGCTTTGCTGTACAAAGATGCATATCTGCAAGGCAATATGTATTTCCGTGATACTGCACTAAAGATTGTATCTAGTGCAGATGGTCAACTTGATATTGATGCCGATGTTGAACTGGAACTTGTAGCCCCCACAGTTGACATTGATGCCTCTACTGCTTTGACTGTTGACACTGCCTCTACCACATTTACCTCTACTGTATTTAATGTTACAGGTTCCGCTAATATTACAGGTGACCTTGATGTAGATAATATTAACATCAACGGTAACACCATTATTAGTACAGACACCAACGGTGCTATTAACGTAACGCCTAATGGAACTGGTGCAGTTAATATTACAGCAACAACGAATATCACAGGTGACCTTGACGTTGATAATATCAACATCAATGGTAATACAATTATTAGTACGGACACTAACGGTGACATTAACATATCACCAGATGGAACTGGTACTGTTGTAATTGATACTGACCTTGATGTAGATAATATTAATGTAAATGGCAATACCGTTTCATCAACAGACACTAACGGTGATATTAATTTGTCGCCTAACGGTACAGGCACAGTAGTTATTAACACTGACCTAGACGTTGACAACATCAACATTGATGGCAATACCATTATCAGTACAGATACTAATGGCAACATTGCCCTAACACCTAATGGTACAGGCGAGGTGGACATTAGCAAGGTGGACATTGACAGTGGTGCTATTGATGGCACGACCATCGGTGCATCTTCTGCTGCCGCAATTACAGGTACTACAATTACTGGTACATCCTTTGTGTCATCAGGGGATATGACCTTCGGCGACAACGACAAGATTTTGCTAGGAGATTCTAATGACTTGCAGATTTACCACAATGGCCTTGACAGTTACATTCTTGATGGTGGCACAGGCGACTTAAACATTCGTGGTCAAACCAATGTTAGATTAAGTAATGCCGCTGGAACTAACTATTTTCAAGGAAGTAATGGTGCAGAAGCAAGGGTGTATTATGCTGGCTCGACTAAACTGCAAACCACCGCCACAGGCATTGATGTCACAGGCACAGTGACGGCTGATGGGCTGACGGTTGATACAAATACTCTGCACGTTGATGCGGCAAATAATCGTGTTGGTATTGGGACGAGTTCGCCTTCTGACAAGCTGTCGTTGGAGGTAGGGGCGGCAAACGCTGGTTTGAGCGTTTATTACTCTGGAACAGAAGTTGGCTCTTTTAGAAGTGATGCGGGTAACCTGACCATCAACGCTAATAATGCAAGCCTAAAATTTGCCACTGGCGGCAATGAACGTATGCGCATCGACTCATCAGGCAACGTAGGTATTGGGACGAGTACAATGGACCAAAAGATAGTAGTTGATGTCAATAGTTCAACTACTACTCAATCCTCCTTTAATGGCATAACCATTGGAAATAGCAATACAACGGCAAACAATGGATGTGCAATTGCTTTCTCACAAAGCAGTTCAAATGGTAATTCATTTTCACGCATTGGTGTTATAAACAAAGATAGAACAGCAAGTTCTGAAGACCAAGATATGTTCTTTGGAACAATTGGTGCTGGTGCTTATGCAGAACGCATGCGCATCGACAGCAGCGGAAAAGTGGGCATCGGGACTGCTTCGCCTCAAGAACAGATTCACAGCTACGCCGGTGGTTCAAACGCACTGCGTGTGTCTGGTGGTGCAAACAACAACAAAAAAGTGGAAATTGGTTACGACAATACAAATGGACCTTATATCAAGGCAGGGAGTAGTGGTGAAACTGGTCTACAGTTTTATGTTGATAACACAAGTCTGGCAGCGACCATCGACAACACCGGCAAGGTTGGCATTGGGACGAGTCCATTAGCAAAATTGCATACTTATGGTGCTGATGCGTTAATGCGTCTTGACGACACAAATGGCGGTGTAAGTTTTTTCGGACACGATTCTACTGGTGCATATTGGAGAACATTTACTACAGATACGCACCGCTTTTTGAGAGCGAGTGGTACTGAGAGTATGCGCATCACATCAGCGGGTGGCGTTGCTATAGGAACATCATCACCCATATCTGGCGTGATGCTTGATGTCCGTCCTACCAGTACCACTAGAATTATGAACACTAGAAGTTTCGACACATCATTTCAATATCACCACGCTTTTGAAAACAACTCTGGAACGCTTGTTGGTTCTATTGGTGTTAGTACAACAGCTACAACCTACGCCGTTTCATCAGATTACCGCCTCAAAGAAAACGTAACGGCAACTTGGGACGCAACCACACGCCTAAAGCAACTCAACCCTGTGCGCTTTAACTTTATCGCTGACGCAGATACTACAGTCGATGGTTTCCTTGCCCACGAGGTACAGGACATCGTGCCAGAGGCTATCACCGGCACTAAGGATGCAGTAGATGACGATGGCAATCCTGTATATCAGGGCATTGACCAGAGTAAGCTAGTGCCACTGTTGGTTAAGACTATTCAAGAATTAGAAGCCCGCATCACAGCATTAGAAGCCTAAAGGAGATACTAGATGGCTAATACATATACTTGGGATTACCCAACACTAGACACAGTACCGACTGAAGATAGTCTTACTGATGTAATTAAGACAATCCACTGGCGCATCACCGCTGTCAGTGACAGTGAAACAGATGATGATGGTAATGCTATTTCCGCATCAATGTATGGCACTGCAAGCGCAGGTGAAGTTGACCCAGATAACTTTGTTGCATTCGATAGTGTAACAAAAGACTGGTGCAAAACTAAGGTGCTTGATTCACTAAGTCAGACAGAGGCTGAAGTGGAAGCAACTCTAGACAGTCAGATTGATAGCCTTGCAAACCCCCCGATGGTTCAAAAAGTACCTGCTGGGTGGTAAGCAATGGAAATGACCAGCCTCATTGACACACTCATCGGCCTGTTCGTGGCTGGTCTTGCTTGGTTCCTGTCTGAACAGAACAAGGAAACAAAGCGTATCGGCATCCTTTTGAACAAGACACGTGAGGAATATGCAACTCGCATGGAACTCCGTGATGACATGAGTAAGGTCATGGATGCGTTGCACAGGGTAGAAGATAAGCTAGATAAAGTATTGAGTAGGGAATTGTAATCAATGGCAATGTTTAAAGCATTTAAACCTAGTGGCATGGAAAAGATAGCACGTTCTATGGGCTATCAAGGTAATATGCAGGGGTTCCAAGATTATTTGGCTACAAACCCTGCTCAACAACAACAGATGGACTTGTACACTAACAAAGCTATGCAAATGGCTAAAGGCGGCTATGCGAAGAAATACAAAGCTGGTGGCGAAGTACCACCACGCCGTACTGAAATCAAAGGCCAAGACCATATGCTTGCCTACATCACACCAGAAGAAGGTGAGTTGTTAAAAGCGTATGGCGGTTCAGGTAAGCCGGGTCCAATGGGCATTCCTTCTTTTGAGGGTGGTGATGGGCCTGAAAACCCAACCTTTTACCATGTGCCTGTTGGTCCTGTGGTAGAAGGTACGCAAGAAACAAAAAGAATATACATAGGCTCTAGACAAGACACTATGGAAAATCGTATAGCTGGTTCTGCTGACCTTGCTAATCAAACACAGGGTACTCCAGTTGGTGTTGAGGCGGTTAATAAGGCTGAGTATTTATCGCAGTATCAAAAAGACCTTGCTGCTTTACAAGGACGGCCTGACCCATATGCCGCTGAAGAGGCAGCTGCAGCAGAACAAGCGGCAGCGGATGCACAGGCAGCTGCAGATGCACAAGCTGCTGCACAAGCACAGGCTGCTGCACAGCAAGCTGCTGCACAGCAAGCTGCTATTGCTCAACAACAGTACTCACAGCAGGTTGCTGCTCAGATACAAAGTGGGCAAACACAAATGCCGACTCAACCTACACAAACTACACAAACTACTCAACCAACTTATGTACCACCTATTTATCAAGCACCTTATTTATCGGGTACTAGGTTTACACCTGTAGGTCAATACGTGCAAGACCCTAATACGGGACAGCCTGTAGCACAAGCATATACACCCCTTAATCTTGGATATGGTGCAGCGGCGGCTAACTTCCAACAACAAATACAGGGTGGTTATGGTATACCTCAAATACAGAACACTACATTAACACAAAATAAAGGTGGTTATGTTAAACCACAGAAGTTTGCAGTAGGTGGTACTGTAACTAACCCTGCTGGAACACAAGCTGGCACACCTACAGTTACTACGCCTACTCAACCTGTTACTAATGCTGCGGGTCAAATTACTACACCCGGCGTAGCACAGTATACTGTAGAACAAATGTATACTCCCGGTGTACCTGTAGGTGGCACTACAATCGCTGCACAAACACAAACAGACCCAAGACAGGATATTGCTACAGGCACAGGTGCATTGACAGGCCAAGTGTCTGTACCGACAGCTACAGCGGCTACCGCACAAGCCCAACAAATTACCCCTACACAAGCTAATGTGATGCAAGCTACACAGGCAGCACCTGCAGTGGATGCAGCAATGAACGCCACTCAGGCTGCACAAGCTAATCCTCAAGACCCTCGTGCGCAGATTACTGCTGCACAACAAACAGCATCCTCTGTGGGTAATCTACAGGCTGCACAGGGCAATGCTTCACTTATTAACAACCCAGTACAACGTCAGATACAGCAAGGTGAGTTAATCTCAGGTGTAGCTAATGCGCAAACAGCTTCACAGTTTACTGAACAGATACAAGCTGCTCAAGCCACACCTTCACAACAGGCTACTGTACAAGGACAACTGAACAACTTGATGCAACAGTTTCAAGGTGGTAACACACCAGCTTGGGCTGCAGGTGCTATGCGGAGTGTTACTTCCGCTATGGCTGCTAGAGGTTTAAGTGCATCTAGCCTTGCAGGACAGGCAATGGTGCAGGCCGCAATGGAATCTGCACTGCCTATTGCACAAGCAGATGCTCAAACACAAGCACAGTTTGAAGGACAAAACTTATCTAACAGACAGCAACGTGCTATGCTTGCTGCACAACAACGTGCGCAGTTTATGGGTCAGGAGTTTGACCAAGCGTTCCAGTCACGTGTACAGAACTCTGCACGTATTGGTGATATAGCTAACATGAACTTCACTGCTGAACAGCAGGTACAGCTAGAGAACTCACGTGCTGTGAATACAATGAACCTAAACAACCTGTCTAACTCACAGGCAATGGTCATGGCTGAAGCTGCTGCACTGGCACAGTTAGACACAGCTAATCTAAGTAATCGCCAACAGTCTGCAGTGCAGAACGCACAAAACTTTTTGTCTGTTGACATGGCTAACTTGTCTAACAGGCAGCAGACTGAGTTGTTTAAATCACAGCAGCGTGTACAGTCTTTGTTTACGGATCAAGCTGCCACTAATGCGGCTGCACAGTTTAATGCAACCAGTCAAAATCAAGTTGACCAGTTCTTTGCAAGTTTAGGTTCACAAGTATCACAGTTCAATGCTACACAGCAAAATGCACAGGCACAGTTTAATGCAGGTCAGACGAATACAGTCAATCGTTTTAATGCAGAGTTAAACAATCAACGTGACCAGTTTAACGCACAGAACCAGCTTGTGATTGCACAGTCAAACGCTCAATGGCGTAGGCAGATTGCTACTGCAGATACTGCAGCAGTTAATCGTGCGAATGAATTAAACGCTAATGCTGTATTAGACATTAGTAAAAATGCTTATGATAATCTGTGGACATTTTATGGTGACACAATGGAATGGGCATGGAAATCTGCAGAAAACCAAATTGATCGTGTAAATGCTTTAGCTATTGCTGAATTGGATGCAACTACACGTAAGCAAGTAGCTGATGAGCAGTCAAAAACTGCAGCTGGTAATGCGGTGGGATCATTAATCAGTACAATTGCTGGTTCATATTTCTTTGGTAAATGTTGGGTAGCACGTGAAGTGTATGGTAAACAGGATGTTCGTTGGCTTATTTTCCGCACTTGGTTAAAATATGAAGCACCTAAATGGTTAGATAAACTATATGAAAAGCATGGTGAAAAGTTTGCAGAATTTATTAGCAATAAACCAGCACTTAAATGGGTTGTACGTAAGTTGATGGATAAGGTTGTAGCCAATAAAAAACCATTGACTTTTAATACAGAATATGTAAAACTATTAGGTACGAAAGAGGTATAGGATTATGTCAAGACAGTTTAATGCTTCTCTAGCATCATATAATAAATTAATGCGTATGATGGATAAAATGCCAGCAAAAAAGCCAACAAAAAACATTGGCTTATTGTCACCATCACGCACGAAAAATGCTACAGACAAAGAAGATATGTCACAGCCTATAAACCGTATTATGAAACATTTTAACATTATTAAGGATAAAAGGGGCGAATTAAATGGTTCTTGAAGATGTAACCTCAATGTTTGATGCACCTATACCGGGTGAATCATTAACAATTGAACTGGGATCACGCCCGTGGCAACAAGCGTCTGAATTGTCTACAGTTGATGAAGCCATTGAATATTATATGGAAAGGTTATCAACTGATGAATTTATGAACCAGTTGATGGATGTGCTTGAGTTAGGCGTTCCAATCACCAGCATTGTTAATACTATGCAACTTAACTCCGTAATGGAGGGTGTTCATTCTGTAGATGTGGGTGCATTAGTTTCTCCGCTTCTTGTTGAGATGATTATGTATATGGCTGATATGGCAAAAGTTGATTATGTTTCTGGTTTAGAAAAACCTGATACTAGTGATAAACTTTCACCAACAAAAGTTGCTAAAATGATGAATAAGTTTAAGCAGGAAGTTGAAGATACAGACATTGAAGAAGAGCCTTCTGTAGAAACACAAGAAACAGAAGAGCCTAAAGGTCTTATGGCACGGAGAACGTAATGGGATTTGGAACTGGATTAGCTGCTGGCCTAGCATCAGGATTTGAAAAAGTAGTTGAAAGAAATCAAGACAGTATTCGTGATAGCATGTCACGTGCCGAAAAGTATATGTACGAAAGATATGGTCAGGAACAAGCGTCTGAAAGAGAAAAGATAGAAAAAGCAGAAGAGGCTGTTAAGCGTCTGGCTAAGTATGTTGATGTAGAAAATCTACCAGAAGGTGTACGAGCAGAGGATGTTGCATCCGCATGGTTTGTAAAGTCTGGTGGTAGTATTTCTGAAGCAGAAAAGATGGCAGACCGTCTTAGTGATGCTGAAAGTTATATGGGTGCGGATGCAGCAAAGTTAACATTTGCTAAAGCACGTAACACTGGAATGACTGTTCGTGAGATGGTTAAATCTACTATCCGTCCACCTGATCTGGATTATATCCGTGGTCCACAGAAAACTATGCGTGGCTTGTTTGGTGAAGTTGATATTACTGCTGAAGCACAAAAACGTGCAGGTATTCCAACTGATGTGCAAACTAGAACAGCATTTGATACAGAAGGCTTTGAAGGTCTTGGTACTAAAGGTAAGTTCTATGATGTTACTGAGTATAAAACAAAGCGGGAAAAAGATGAAATTGCTATTCAACAAGCAAAAATTACCCTACAAAAAAGTAAAAAAGAAATTGCTGAGATGGGTGGTTTGGACGAAACTGCAGGAAGATATTATCTTAAAGATACTCTGAAAAACGCTTTAGGAAAAGAAGCAATTGGATGGGACGAAGTAAATGATGTAGTTGACTTTCAAGATTCAAAAGAAAATCTACAAGGAATGTATAAGGGAACGTCTAATGCTATTGAAGCAGCAAGTAAATACTTTTTAAGTACCGGAACAGTTAATAAAACATCAGGTAAAAATCAGCTTATAGGATTTGCTTCTTCAAATGCTCCTTTTATTAAACCTGTTGGTGCGGGTGTAGACGCTAAAGGTAATCCCCTAGAAACAAATGAAGTAGGTAAAGTATATGCCTATAGCGTTGGAGGAAAAGATCGTTCTGGTATTTGGCTAGGTAATGATATGGGCTTTTTGACAGTACCGGGGCTATAATAAATGGCTAATTTACAATATGGTGCGCCAAGCGATGATTACTTAAATAAATTTTCATCAAACTTAGATGTTACACAACCCACTGCTTCACCTACAACAAAAGTAGATGAAGAAGAAGAAAAAGTTGTAGAAGAGCCTAGTCAGTATGCACCGCCAAGCGAAGCGTATTTAAGTTCTACTGTGTCTGCAGCACCTGTACAAGAACCTATTGTATCGACAGAAGAACGCCTTGCACAAGAGCCTGTAGAACCTAGTGAGCCTCGTTCCAGAAAAGAGATGGAACAAGACGAAGAACTTATGTCTGATATTAAGCAGCATTTAAAAGATCGTTATGACATTGATGCAGATGAACGTCTTCCTGATTTCTTCACTGGTTATCTATTTGGTGGAGATGAAGTAAACAACGAAGAAATACTTGAACAGTATATGGATCGTTGGCGTATGATGACTGGCAACACTATGGATGCTGGTTTTGAAATCTCATGGTTAAGCGATCTTGAAGATAAAGAAAATGCTGCAAGAAAAGCCGCTGAAGATGGTGATGATAAAGCAGCAGAACAAGCAAATCAATATGCCGAACAACGTGCCAGAGCATTACGTGTGTACCAACGTGCAGACGAAATGGCTGGCCTTTTTGGTTCTAAGCGTTATGAAGGTATGTCAACTTTACAAGCGATTGGTGAGATAGGTGAAACTGTAGGCGTTAATGTTGTCGCTGCTCTATCTGATCCTGTTACAGCTTTAACTGCAGGTGCAGGTAAAATTGTTGGTCTTGGTGCGTCTGCATCTGGTGTGGGTCTTAAACAAGCTATCTTGAAAGCTGCAGGAACAGGTGCTGCATTAGAAGCTGTTGCGTCTGCAGGTACTGACGTTATGGTACAGCAGATGGAAATTGAAATGGGTGCTAGAGATAGCATTGATTACAAGAGAACCGCTGCTGTAGCAAGTATTGCTGCCACAACTGCAGGTGTAGTATCTGGTGTAGCAACTAGAAATGCAACCACACGTGTAGACAAAGTAACTCGTGGCGAACTTACAGAAGCACTTAAAACTCAAAAAGAAGCACAGTTAAAAGTAGCTAAAGAAACACAGAAGAAACTTAGACAGACTTCAACTGATATTCGTGAGCAGCTTGCCGCATCTATTGAGGAAACTTATGGTAAGGAAGCTATCATTAGACACTCTAATGGTAATGTAAAAGAACTTAACTCAAAGTTTATTCGTGAATCTGAAGATGCCAATGGTTTATACAAGCAAGTAGAAGTATCTGATCCTGACTTTATTGATCCCGCTATGAGTGTGAATACATTTGAGCGTGTAGTTGCGTCTACTGCTGAATTATTCGATGGGGTAAAAAAAGGTACAATTAAACTAACAGATGAGATTACGGGTGAGCCACTAAATAAGAAACAGCTTAGTGCTTTAACGTCTAAACTACAACCGGGTGAAATGGTAAGTGAACGTATGCTTACTATTCTAAAGAACACTGCAGACAGTGAATCAAACGATATAGTTGTACAAATGCTAGGTAAGTATGGTATTACTCGCAGAGAAATAGCTGCTGTAATGTTTGCTGATGCAAGTAAAGCGGGTCAGAAACTTAATCGTTTGTCACAACTTAGTAGTGTCATTGGACGTGCTGGTAGAATTAAAACTGCAGGTGAAGCTGCAGAAGAAGCAGAAGCTGCTGTTACAGATAAGCTAGGTTCCACATTTCGTAGACTTGAAGACCTTCGCCGTTTAACACTTGTTAGTGGCGTAGCTACTGCTGCACGAAATTCTATAGGGCAGGTAGTTCGTTCTGGTGTAGACACTCTTGTTTATGGCTTTGAAAGTGCAATTAATCCCAATAAAAAGTTTGGTTTTAAAAATACTTTTGCGCAAGTATCTAATACATTTTTTAATTCTGATGATTCCGCTACTATGGCTCAGTTCTTACTTGATCATGCGCCAGAGCAGAAAGCAAGATTCTATAATATGTATTCTGAAATCACAAACAAACTTGCTAAAAAGAATCCCGGTCAAGCATCTATGGCTTCTAAATCTAATGGTCTGCAAAGTGAATCACCTATACTTGATACTTGGGAAAACACAATCACAACATTAAACTTTTTTAACCGATTTCAAGAAGCTGTATATCGTAACGGTGCATTTACTACATCCATACAACGTCAACTCTTTGATAAAGGTGTAGACATGCTTGATGTGCTAAAGAATGGCACCATCACAGAGAACATTCCAGAAGACATGATTGCGAAAGCAGTAGACGATGCTCTTGAGTTTACTTACGCAAGTCAACCTAAGACTGGATTATTTCAATTAGCTAATAACTTTATTGTTAAGTCTGGCTTGACATTAGCAATGCCATTTCCACGTTTTATGTTTAAAGCAATTGAAAACACATATAACTATAATATTACAGGTGCTGGAACTGCAATAACACGTATGTTATTACAAAAGTCACGTGGTCAACAGGTAACGGATGGTATGTATCGTCAACTTGCAGAAGGTGTTGCTGGTGGAATACCAATGATTACTCTTGGCTATACGCTACGTGATCCAGAAAATGGTATGGCTGGTTCTGAGTGGTATATGCTACAAGATGGTAAAGGCAACGAGTTTGATGCACGTCCGTATTTTCCACTTACACCGTATCTTTTGATTGGTGAAATTATTCACCGATATACGGATGACAGACCTATACCAGATAAAATTAATACACAAGAATTGTTAGAGGGATTCACTGGTACAAACTTCCGGGGTGCTGGGCCAATTGCTAAGATGACAGAAGACTTGTTCAAAGCCATTGAAACAGGTGGCGATGACATGGGCTTTAAATATAGTATGGCTACACTAGGGGAGTATCTTGGTGAGGCAATAAGTGGATATGGACAGCCGTTGTATCAGTTTGCAGACGTAGAAGTATTTGGTGATATGAATCAGCGTAAAAAAGATTACAACGAAGACCCAGACTATAAAGATGGTGTTGATGGTTTTTTTGAAGGTTTCTCAAGACCATTTGAAAAACGTATTGGACGTATCTTTGAGAATTATAGTGATATGATGTCGGATAAACCTGACATGGCTGATCCACGGTTTGCTGATCCACAAAATCGTGTAATGCCGTTTATGAAATTAATGTTTGGTGCTACATTCACTCGTGTACCACCTAAATATGTACTAGACTTAAGTCGCATGGGTTTAACATACCGTGATTTTATGACTAGCACAGATACACCTTCACTTAACCGTAACATGAACAGAGAAATGGGCTACATGATGAACATGGAGATGCCAGAGTATTTGAAAACTCTTCGTGAAGAATATAAAGATCAACCAGATGCAGAGCAAATGGTAGCTAACGGTGTAAAACAGTATATAAGTAGCACTAAATCTCTACTGTATAAGTTTGAACAAACTAAAGATGACCAAAGTGGTAAGGCAGCACTTATGAATAAGTACAAAAGAATGTCGCCTTATGCACGTATTGCAGCAATGCAGCAGTACAAGAAAAGATTTGGCGATGGGGAACCAACAGAAGTTGAAGACTGGATGGAACTAAACAATATGGCTGCACAAATAAGAACAGGTGTAAAGTCCATAATAGGAAGATAAACTAAAAAAGGGGGCAATTAAGCCCCCTCTTTCATAACAGATTAGTAACCCATATCATGACAAAACTATTACTACCTGTTATCTCCACTGCCGCCTAGCATACCCCTAGACTGTCTATCAGCAAGTTTTTCAATGTTGTCTTCCATAACCTTGCCTAGATTAACGCCTAGTTCATGTGCAAGTACAGCAATGTACCAACACACATCACCTAACTCCTTCGTAATCTCTGCACGTTTAGCAGGGTTATCGCCATCACGTATTAGCTTCTTAGCCTTGTTAGCAATCTCACCTGCCTCACCTGCCAGTCCTAACGTCAAGTACGCTAGGGCTGTTTCTTTTGGGAAGATGGCTGTCTTACATGCCTTCTGTTGGTATAGTGATGCTGTAATGCCACTCATTTGTTTCTCCTTCATCCACTGTTTAGCTTCTTCCTCTAGCCTGTTCATTTTGTAGTACCTTCTTTAGATTCTCATGATAGGCAGTGTTCCAACCTCTATGCCATTCTCTTGCTTGCATTGTATTTGAATCAATTGGGCAGGTCAGTCTACCTTTTTTGAAGGCTTCCTGACCCCACTCAAATTGAATACGTAAGGGTGCATCGTACTTGCTTAGTCCGTTACGCCTCACTGTCAGCCCCTTCTTCAGCTTTAGGTTCGTTCACAGAAGCTACTAGCATCTTGGTGAAGGCATCTTGTGCTGCTCGTAACTGGTCAATACCAAACTGTGCTTGAACAACTTTCGTATTTAAATCACGAATCTGATTCACTAGATACTGTTCATTGTTTTCTAGTTCGTCATAGTCGTACTCCTTACCATCAATAGTAATCATTTGTTTTTCGTCATTCATGTTCATTCTCCTTTTCCTTCTGTTTAAGTTTCTGCCATTCTTCATAGCTAGGATGGCTACGTGGGGGGTTGAACTGTACCCAACCATCCCCACGCTTCCACACTAACTTACCACTAAGCTGCTTCGATGTCAACTATTTCACATACCCCTGCAGTACAAGCTAACTCACGCCCACCTGAAGTTGTATCCTCTTTCTCAAACTCTTGCAACAATGACCAGTCTACATTCTTTGGCATCTTTGTCAAGAACTCTTTGTAATTATCTTCATCAATGTCCTGATAAGGTGCTTGTTGGTATGTATGCTCACTGAATGGCAGGAAGCTGATACCAGATACCTCATCAAAATGTTCATACACCCAAGAGCCTACGCTCATCCATTCATTTTCCTTCACAGAAATTGTTACGCTAGGCTTATGTTCGCACCAATGCCGCTGGTATGTGAGCCATAGTTTAAGCTGCTCAATAGCTGTCATTTCAGTACGAGTTACTGCGTTCTTAGGTGACTTCATAGGGAAGCTGAACACTGTTGTTGAGTCGGGTTTCATTACATCAGGTTCAGCAGGGATTCCCTGTGAAATAAGGAACTGTGTTAGTGGGTCTTTATTGTCACCACGTACTGTACGAATGTAGTATGGATTGTGACGAGCGTGAATACCACTGGCAGCATCAGTAAGCTGTGATACTGTACCACTAGGCTTGACACAAGTGACAGCAGTTGACTGTGGTATCTTAAGCTGTTTAGCCATAGCCTTGTTAGATTCAACAGCTACAGAACGTAACAACTCAAGCACTGTTTCCAACTTACCACCTGCAGTGGCTGTCAGTTCATTGTCCATGATGCCTGTAAGTGACACACCTAGCAACCGTTCTTCCTCTGTGTTCTTCTGCCAAATCTTGCGCAGATAACGGAAGTTAGTCAGTGTTGCTTGGAATGTACCAAGAATGGTGGCAAGGCGTACCTTTTCTTTGAGAGTTTCTACTGTATCATTCTCACGTACAACTACCTCTGATAAATTGCAGAACTGATATGGACGTAAAATGATTTCACTGCAAGGGTTGCAACCGAAGTCATGCTCAACATCACGTCTACCATTCTTAGCTGCCTGCTTCTTAGCTGACTGACGATTAAAGATGCCACGCTCACCTGACTTGCTGTCATACAAAGACAACCACTCACGCATGAATGTACCCATCTCAGGCTTAGTTTTGTACGCCACAGAGTTATTAGCCAACGCACGTTGCCCTTCGTTCTCCCACCACTGACCTGACTTAGCATGTGCCATCTGGTCATCATTAAGATTAGACAATGAAATCAATGCGCTACGGCGTACACCACCGACAACTACAACCTCACCAATCTTACACATAATGTCGTGACATTCAATTGGGTATAGCCTACGTCCAGCAGCACCCTTGAACTTTTGAATACAAAACTCAAACAGTTCTACAAGGGGCTGTGGACCTGATGCACGACCGCCAAAAGTCTTTAGCCGTGCGCCAGCAGGACGT